CAGGGGGTGGAGTTCAGATCGTTGCGACCGACCTGAACAGTAACGCCGCCAGGACCCGATACGGATCCGGCAATTTCTTCGAGCTTTTCAACGGACTCGGCACTGAAATATCCAGCCAGTTCGGCAAGCTTTGCCTTCGCGTAGGATTCGGCGGGCAGGCTGTTGAACACAGATCGTATCGGTTCGGGCAACCCACCTTCCTCGACATTAAAGACGTCCGCCGCCAGTTCTACGGTGTACCGCAACGTGGTGCGCTGGTAACGCCAGCCGAGATCAGGGATCGCGAAAGGGATCGCCTCGACGGAGACAATACGCTTGACGAGCTTGCGCCACGGCGCACCGGAAGATGACCTCTCCAGCAGAAAGCGAACCTTGGAACATAGCGCCGCCAGGACAAGGCGAGCGTTCGGGTCAGTTCCGGCAAGGGCATCAGCATAAGCCCCTGCCTCGTCGCCAGCGACGACAGCGAGTTCAGCGACGATATCGAGAACCGCCTCATGTTCAAGGTCGTCAAGGGCGGCAGGCTCACCCCGAGGTTTCAGAGCAGCCGTCGAACTGTGCAGGGCAAGCACCGGCGTATAAGGCCGTTCCGTCGAAATATCCTGCACCGCGATTTCGCGGCTGTCATACACGAGACGGCCGGCCACCGTCGGGAATACGCCTGATGTCAACGACGCCGTAGGGCGCAGAACCTCAACGGTGATAAGTCTCCATGCTTCAGGAGCCAGCATGACGTTTCCATTTCCTCAAATCGGGAATGACGCGGCGACGGCAAGCAACGCCATGACATTGCCGGATCCGTCCGGGTCAAATTGAACCACGGTGAAAAGCTTCTGGTCACTTTCTCGGCGAATACAGAAATCCGTCTTGAACGGTTTTCCGTCGATAAGCCGGATCGAGGCCTGACGCTGGGGTGCACGATGCAGGATCTTTCGCCCATCCGAGGATGGCTGCGCTTTCTGTTGTCCCTTGAATTCCGTATTCTCAAAAAAACACGCAACCGTTGGATAGGGAGGGTTGGAGCTATCCAGCCTGGCGCCGGCGTTCGGATCATGAGTGCTGATCGGAAAGACGGTCACATCGTCACCATGGACGCGCTCGACGGTGGAGCGGCTGGTTTTGGCCAGCCGCTCGAAGATCGACGGCATAGCGTCAGACCGTTGTTGCGCCAAGCTTGAACTTGGCTGTCGGCGACGGGTTGGCCGAGACGGCGACGGCAACACCCACAAGTGTGTTACCACTCGCGGTCTTATTCACCACGTCATTGGCAGCATCATAATAAAGCTTGTCGCCGATGGCGATCGCGAGAGCCGAAGTCTTGGCGTAGGAGATCACGCCCTCCGTCAACAGGGGCAAATCCTCGCCGACTGCCGCAGATTTCTGGGCTACACCGACCAGAGCGCCAACGACCACAAGCTTGCCCGAGGTCACGGCTGCAGGTGCTGGCACGGTGATCACATCACCTAGCTGAACGAAATTTTTCATTAGAATAACCTACGCGGCAGGGTTCTTTGTCAACCCGCGAGAATCCAGCGCCTTGACACCGGCATCAAGGCGGACCTTGAATTCCACGCCGTCGATGCCCCAGCCCTCACGCTGTTCGAGCGTTGGTGTGTCGACGCCGTTGAGGTACGCAGCCTCGATCGTATCGGCGCTGTTCGGGTCCGCCGCCATATACCAGGCGGTGGCCGACGCTGCGGAGAGGCGCGCTTCCGAAATGACCGTCGCCGCATTGCGAGCCGAGTTAGGCACGCGCTGGGTCTTGGAGGGATCGAACTCAGAGGCCATCAGGACGGCTGCGGTGTCTTCCAGCTCAACGGGAACCAGAAGGAAGCGAGGCCGAATGTTGAGGCCACCAGCTGCGTGACCGTCGACATCTTTCTGCTTTGCCATCGCCGCACGCGCAGCGCTGATCGATGCCGCGGTAATAACTGCAGCATCCAAGAGGTTCGCGTGATCTGCGTGGAACAGCGGGATACCGTCCGACATGTTGGGATTGGAGGTCAGGATCGCATAGACCAGATTGCCGACCGTGCGCTTGGCTGCGCGGCCCATTTTCTGGGGCACTCGGCTGAAAGCGCCCACATCGTCATTGATGATAGCCTGCCGGCTAATTGCGAACATCTTGCCGTAGGTCGCAAGCTGAATCGTTTCTGCGCGGTCGCTCATCGTCGCGTAGCTGTACTCAGCCCCCTCCTCGACCTTTGCCAAAGCAGGGAAAATCCCGGCATCGATACGGCTTCCGGGCTTGAAATCGGTCAGGACGCCACGCGCGGTCCACTGGTCGAAGGTTTCATCAACCTCGGTATAGCCGCGCAACATCGACTTGTTGGCGACGTTGGCGAGGATGTTGACGAAATCAGATGTCGTGTGCATTCCGCTGATCATCATCGGCTGCATTGCGGTACCGACCATCATAAGAGGATCGGAGAAGGTTTTTTTGATGCCGCGAAGGTCGAGTGAATAACGAGCAACTTCCCGCATTGTCATGCCGGAAAATTCGTTCGCTTCCCCGCCCTCAAGACCGCCCTTCAGCAGCAGTGCTTTCGTGGCGCCGGTGACGAACTTTTCGCCAGCATCTGCCGTTACCGTCGACGGTGAATGACTGATCGTTTCCGGGCCGGACCGGTCGGCAAGCATATTGATGATGAGATCACGAGCAACGTTGGCATCGCCCTTGGCCTCCAGCATCACCTTTTCGGTTTCTTCCATTGTGAGTTTTGCTGAACGGCAACGCGAGAAAATATCCTGGGTGACATCCCGGATATCCGTCTGCGCCGTTGCAGCCGCAGGATTTGCAGGGGCCGGAGCGGCCGCAGGAGAAGTCGTCATTACGATTTCCTTTTGACGAGAGGCCGCAGCCTCAGCAGAACGGGGATCCGCCCCGTCGCGGTGTTTCAGCAGACCATCCGGCGCATGCTTGAAGAGAGAATATTTGAAGGCGGGAGCCGACATGGTTTCACCGGCTTCCTCAACGTCATCGGCAAAGCCGAGGGTGCGGGCGACAGCGCCGCGCATCCATGTTTCGGCGGCCATCAACTCAAGGATTTCCTGAATCGGTCGATTGCTGCGAGCTGCATAAATCTCCGCAGCAGCAGCCGCGATTTCGTCGAGCGTGCCGGCGGCCTTGCGATGATCCTCGGATGTACCCCAGGTGATGGTTGCCGGGTTATGGATCATGATCATCGATCCGGGCCGCATGACGATGGTGTCACCGGCCATGGCAACAACGGAGCCGGCAGACGCGGCGAGCGCATCGATATAGATCGTTACCTTGCCGTCATACGCCTTCAGGGCGTTATAGATGGCGATCCCCTGAAACGCGATGCCCCCCCCGGAATTGAGCCGCACCGTGATGTCGCCCGACAGTTCCGCCAGCGCCTCGATAACCTGCTCGTCGGCGAAGCCGATGGTTTTGATGCCGTCTTCATCCCACGTCCAGTCGCCACCGACCATGCCGTAAAGATGCAGTTCTCCATCCTTAATCAGTTTGCTTGACATTCTGGCTCTCCTGAGTGCCGTTCACCCGATGGCGGCTATCGCTGCTGAAGGTGAAACCGTTCTTGTCGGCGCGATCGTTGTCGGCCTTGATTTCCTTATCGAGATCCTCGGGATCGAAACCGAGTTTCCGGACCTCTGCGGAGCGGGAGGCAAGTCCACCACGAATAGATTCGATCGACGCCTTGATGTCTTTCGACGGGTCGAACATCTCCCTGCGCGGCGGTGTCCACATGACCTTGGCAGGAATTCGCCGACCGGCAACGAGCGCGATGCCGTCCAGCAGCCAGTTTCCGACAGGGTCGCACAGGTTCGGTATCACCATATTCCACTGCCAGTTTTCGATGGAGCGGTGATAGCGAAGCCAACCCATACGGCTGTTTGCGAAATTGCCCTGGCTATTGTCTCCAGTCAGGCTGGCATAATCGACGCCAAGGCCCACGGCGATCTTGTGAAGCGTAACAGTCGAGAAGTCCTTATAACCTTCTACTTGCGGAGGAATGCCGAACGTGACGCTTTCTCCATCCCGAAGGCGCATCACCATTCCCGGCTCGACACCTTCAGCCGGCAAACCGGTATCGGATGGCTGCGACTCCTTTGCTCCGAGAAGCGGATTTGTCGCGCCATCCGTTCTGGTAATGAAAGCGGCGAAGCATGCGGCGATTTTCTGCCGCATCAATTGCGCATCCTCGTAATCCGCAAAATCCCGCATCGGCAGGATCACTGGCGCAAACCACGTTACCCCCGTCATTTGACCAGGGCGGTCCATCCGATAGATATGCGCCACCTCACCGGCAGGTACCCGAGAGCTATCGGGCAAGCGGTACGTTGCAACGTTTCCGGGATGCTCTCGAAAGAGATGGTAAGCGAGACGGCGGCCACCGGCGTCGAATTCGATACCGT